GGTGGTGCGCCTGATCGACGTGGTGCAGGCGTTTAACACGACGGATGAGACGGAGCGGCGGGAGGCCTTTAACCAGATCCTGGGGGAGCCGTACGTGCCTCGGGGCGGGCAGATTTCGGATGAGGTGCTGGATGCGTGCCGGCGGGAGTATGCACACGGGCCGGTCCCGGACGAGGTGACGGTGATGGGGATGGACGTGGGGCGGGTGCTGCACGCGACGGTCCGGGGGCCGATGGATCCAGAGACGGGGGAGCGACCGCAGCGGTGGGCGGGGGAGATCGAGAGCTGGGAGGGCGTGGGTTACCAAATGCGGAGGTTCAGCGTGGGGGCGTTGGTGATCGACGCGCTGCCAGAGACGAGCAAGGCGCGAGATCTGCAGGCGGAGTTTCCTCGAGGGCGGGTGTGGCTGGCGTATTACGTGACGCAGAAGGTGGGGAGCAAGCGGGCAGAGCCGGTGCAGTGGAACGAGGATGAGGGGACGGTGAATTTGGACCGGACGCGGACGTTGGATCAGACGTTGGGCCGGTTCTACAGCCAGGAGAACACGCTGCCAGGGGATGCGCGGGGGATCGTGGATTATTACGCGCATTTGAAGGCGTCGGTGCGGGCGCTGGAGGATGGGCCGGGAGGGCAGAAGGTGGCGAGGTATACGGGGACGGGGCCGGATCACTTGATGCACGCGGAGAATTATTGCACGGTGGCGAGCCTGGCGCCGGCGGTGTGGGACGGGTTGGGGTGGGCGTGAGATTCCTCGACAGGCTCGGAATGACGGGGGGCGGACACGGATTGCAGGACAGAAGCGGATTATTTCCTGCGCAGGAAATTCGGGGGATGAGTTTCTTGCGCAGGAAATGACACGGATTGCAGGACAGAACGGATGGGGACGGGTGATAAGGGTGATACTGGGACGTGAGATTCCTCGACTCGCTTCGCTCGCTCGGAATGACGGGAGCGGGGGACACGGATTACAGGACTTGGCGGATAACGGATACGGATATGCCGATTTGGGATCGATGGATCGATAGCAGTTTACAGCGGCTGGGGTACGTGAAGGCGGATCCGGCACGGGTGCCGATCGGGACGGTGTTCGAGAGCGAGGCACCGCGGCGGCCGGAGCTGGATTTCGATCAGTGGACGAACGAGCAGAAGGAGCGGCTGGCGCTGACGCTGAGCTGGGTGTTTTCGGATATCAACTTGATCAGCGGCAAGGTGGCGCAGGCGGACCTGGGGGTGTACGAGTATCAGAATGAGTCGCTGACGGCGATCGTAGATCACCCGTTCGAGCAGTTGATGCAGCGCCCGTTCCGGTTCTGGCCGAAGGCATTTACGCTGCGGTATACGGTGGCGTGGTGGCTGCTGAGAGGTGAGGCGTATTGGTGGAAGTTGTTCGACGGGGCGGGGGACCTGGCTGGGTTCCTGCCGGTCCCGTCGGCGAGGATGCGGCCGATTCCGGATTCGCAGGCGTATATCGGGGGGTTTGCGTACAAGCCACGACACGGGAAGCCGGCGATCAGGATACCGGCCGAGCAGGTGGTGTTTTTCCGGTTCCCGAATCCGTTCGATTTCCATCGAGGGCTGAGTCCCAGGACGGGGTATCAGTTGCCGATGGAGACGGATATCGCGGCGCAAAAGTGGAACCGGGATACGTTCACGAAGGAGGCGACGCTGCGGACGTTGATCGGGCTGCCGGCGGAGCTGGATCCGAAGGTTTACAGGCAGGCGAAGGAGGAGATCCTGCGGGAGCTGACGGAGCTGGGGCGGCGGTTTATGGTGGCCAGGTCGGGGCAGGTGAGCGCGGAGGTGCTGGGACAGAATCACAAGGATCTGGAGTTCCTGGCAGGGCGGGAGTTCAGCCGGGAGGAGATCGACCGGGTGTTCGGGGTGCCGGCGGGGTATTGGGCGAAGGAAGCGACGCGGGCGAACAGCGAGGCGGCGAAGGCGACGTTGATCGAGGATACGGTGTGGCCGCTGCTGGTGCTGATGCACGATGCGATCACGGAGCAGGTGATTATCCCCCACTACGGACAGGGGATGCGGGCACGGTTCGAGGATATTCGGCCACGGGACCGAAAGTTGCTGGTGCAGGAGCGGCGGCAGAATTGGCAGGTGATGACGGTCGACGAGGCGCGGGGCGACCTGGGGATGGAACCGCTGGCGGATGAGGTGATGGGGAAGACGTTGGTGCCGCTGGTGACGAAGGGAGGGCCCGGGCAGGCCCTCACCCCAGGGATGGAGGGGAAGGCGAGGGGAACCCTCACCCCAACCCACCTCGACGTCGCTCGGGGCAGGCTCTCCCAGGGGGAGAGGGAGAGGCTGGAGGATTTGCGGCGGTGGCGGAGCGTGGCGCGGCGGTTGGAAGGAGAGGGGAAGAGCGCGGCGGGGTACGCGTTCGTGAGTGAGTGGATTCCGGAGGGATTGGCGGCGGGGATCCGGTCGGCGATCGAGCGGATGGGGGCGGATGGGGCGTTCCGGTTCGTGAAGGCAGCGCCGGATGGGCGGGACGCGGTGGAGCGGGCGCTGCTGAGGGCGATCAAGGGGATCCTGGCGACGCATCTGGACGGGTTCGCGGAGGCGATTGAGGCCGGGCGGGCGTTGGATTATGCAGCGCTGGAGGCGGATCTGCGGAAGACGTTGGAGCCAGAGCTGGAGGGAATCGCGACGGAGGTGGCACTGCGGGAGGCGATGGGAGTGGGGGTGCAGTTCGATCCGGCGGTGGTGAACGCGGCGGCGGCGGATTGGGCGCGGGATTATACGTACGAGTTGATCACGGGGTTGACGGAGACGACGCGGGGGGTGGTGTCGCGGGCGGTCCGTCAGTTCGTGGAGATGCCAGGGATGACGCGGGAGCAATTGGAGGCGGCGGTAGCCCCAGCATTCGGTGATTACCGGGCGTCGATGATCGCGGTGACGGAGGTGACGCGGGCGTATTCGGCGGCGACGCGGATGTATGCGAATTTGCTGGAGATGAGTGCGGGGATCCAGATGGTGGGGGTATGGCACACGCGGGTGGATGAGTTGGTGTGTCCGATTTGCGGGCCGTTGGACGGGCAGCCGGAGGATGTGTGGCGAGATGAGTTCCCAGACGGGCCGCCGGCGCACGTGGGTTGCAGGTGTTGGACGGTGCTGGAGTACCGGGGAAAGTGACACGGATCAAGATTCCTCGACTCCGCTGCGCTCCGCTCGGAATGACGGGGGTGTGAGGCGCTCGGGATGGGGGCTGGGAGTTTGCAGTGGATGAGATTACTTGCGAGGGGATGGATGAGGTGCGGCGGATGCTGGGGCGGGATTTGACGGCGGCGCTGAAGAAGGCCTCGTTCGCGATCGGGGAGCAGGTGCGAGGGAAGATCGCGGTGTATCCGCCGAAGCGGCCGCCAGCGACGAAGGGGCGATGGTATCAGCGGGGGTATGGGCCACGGTGGCGGCGGAAGGATGGAAGCATCGGGGGGAGGAAGACGTCGGAGCAGCTCGGGCAGCGGTGGACGACGCGGCAGAAGGGGACGGGGGCGGTGGTGGGGAACGCGGCGAGTTATTCACCGTTCGTGCAGAGTGACGAGAAACAGGCGACGGTGCACCGTGCGGCGGGTTGGATGACGGATAAGAAGGCGGTGGAGGCGGTGCAGTCGAGCGGGGTGGTGGAGAAGATGTGTGTGGATGCGGTGCTGCACGCGATGGGGATTCGGTGAGATTCCTCGACAGGCTCGGAATGACGGATGGGTAGTGGCATTATCGGACGTGATGGGTGATGCGTGATTCGTGAGGAGGATGAGCGATGGAGATCAAGAGTGTGGAGGTGGATGGGGTTGAGGTGCCGTTGGAGGCATTGAAGGCGGCGTATCGGGCGCTGAGAGCGATGGAGGGGAACGCGGCCGAGGAGAACAAGTCGTACAGCCTGGACGAGCGGCGGCGACAGGTACGGGATGCGTGGATGGTCACGTTCGCGAAGCGGAGCGGGGCACCGGAGGTGGAGAGCGGGAGCTACTGGGTCAAGGAGGTGTTCGACGACCTGGTGATCGTGGAAGCGCCAGATGGGTTGTACAGCTATTCGTACACGATCGAGGATGAGGGGGAGGTCGAGTTCGGGGATCCGGTGAAGGTGAAGATCGCGTATGAGCCAGTGTCATCGGGGGAGAAGGCGCTGGGAGACGATCTGATGATCGCGTTTGGGGATGATATCAAGGCGGTGGATCTGGACGGAATGAAGGCACGGATCGGTGGGTACCTGGTGCGATTCGGGACGCCGGGCGAGCCGGATCTGACGAATGCGGATTATTTCGCGGCGGATACGTACTACGGGCCGGCCGATGGGGACGGGGCTGACACGATGGTGCATCACGGGATCCCGCTGAAGGCAGGTCTGGAGGGATTGTCGCAGCGGATCCTGGCTCCGATCAAGACGAAACGGGACGAGGTGGGAATCTGGGCGGAGACGGTGTTGGATCTGGCGGATCAGTATGAAAAGATCGTCCATGAGATGGTGCAGGCGGGCAAGTTGAAGTGGAGCAGCGGTACGGCGGCGAGATTGGCGCGGCGGGAGCCAGACGGGAAGATCAGCCGATGGCCGATCATCGAGGGCTCGCTGACTCCGACGCCGATGGAACCGAGATTGCCGGCAGTGATGCCGTTGAAGGCGTACCTGGGAATGCTGGAAGGACCGGAACCGGGCGGAGGCGACGCGGGGGCGTCGCGCCTGGAGGTGACTAAGGCGCTGGCCAGGGCGACGGAGGTGTTGGTGGGGATCGAGGAGGTTTGAGATTCCTCGACTCGCTGCGCTCGCTCGGAATGACGGGCGCGGATTGACGCGGATTGCAGGACAGGAACGGATCAGGATGCCCCTCCATCGACTGGGCTCGGGACAGGCGGGACGAGGGCTGGAGCATAGAACGGATTAGGAGGATACGATGGACGTGAAAGAGCAGATCAATGCGCTGTTGAAACAGGCGCGGGAGAAGGCACAGGAGGCGAAGGCGCTGCTGACGCAGGAGGTGCCGGATTCGGCGAAGGCGACGCAGTTGCTGGACGAGGCGGACGAGCTGAGGAAACAGGCGGCGGGGATGAAGCGGGCGCAGGGGATCATCGACGAGGTGAACGCGCCGCAGTTGCCGGCCGATATGCCGATGGGGGCGGAGGACGGAGATCCGCCAGGGCCTGGCGCGCAGGACGCGATGACGAAGGCGATCAACGATCTGCGGTTCGGGCCGCTGGAGGATCCAACGAGCCTGGTGATGCGGGAGATCTATGGGACGGATTATCGCCAGTTGCAGTACGAGCAGGCGAAGGCGTATCACCGGTATCTGCGGACCGGCAAGGGTGACAAGATCCTGCGACAGCAGGTGTGGTCACCGGAGACGGTCAAGTCGATGTTGCAGGATGGGGTGACGGTCGCGGAGATCAAGGCGACGATGGTGGAGGGGATGGACGAGCTGGGCGGGTTCGCGGTGCCGGCGCAGCAGG